TTTAACATAGTATCGTCCATAATATCGTCCATAATATCGTCCATAATATTTGGATTATATTCGAGAGTAATATTTCGTGTTTCGTCTATGGTTATAGCTTGTGTAGGGAATGTTGGTTTATTGTCATCTTCATTTTCATTGTTTACATCATTGTTTACATCATTGGTTACATCATTGTTTACATCATTGTTTACATCATTGGTTACATCATTGGTTACATCATTGTTTACATCATTGTTTACATCATTGTTTACATGAGTGTTTGGTAAATTAACATTTAATTTACTAACTAAATTAAACAATGCCATATTTAATCCGTTGATAACCATTTGTTGAGATTTAAGAGTCTTCTTTAATGATTCTATTTCGTTCATTAAATTCGCATCATTCTCATAAAAAACTTTAAAATCTAATTGTTTTTCAATATTGGTTATCACTATTTGTGTTATTTTTTCTATATCTATCTGGTTATTTGTCTGGTTATTAATTATTTGGTTATCATTTGTCTGGTTATCATTTGTTTGTTCTCTAGCCATAGTAATTTCTCTAATAGTTTCTTCAATAATATTTAATTTTAAATGGTGTTCTTTTAATATTGATAATGGATTAAATGGTGTTGATTCTTGTGTAGGTGGATTACCACGTGATTGTTGCTGTTGTTGTTGTTGTTGCTGTTGTTGTTGTTGTTGTTGTAAATGTTGTTGATATTGTTGTTGTTGTTGTTGTTGTTGTTGACGTTGGTTTGTTGGACCACTTGTAGAAGTTGGTCCAGAACCACCTCCAACTCGCCTTCTTCTTGCGCCTGCTAACGATGAACTTGAACTACTCATATTTAAATATAAATATAAATAATACTAAAAATTAAATTTCTTATCGCATTTTAATTACTTTAATAAATCGCCTAAATAATTGAAAATAACTAAAAAAAATACATAATTTAAATAAATGGAAAAGGAATTAAAAATATTTTAAATATTTATATATTAAAATGTTATTCAACATTCTAAATGCCTTACTATTATGCGTATCTGTATATTCTTATACAGAATTAGCTCAACTAGATCAAATTACAAAACTACCTGGCTCCGAAAATTTAAATATTACTTTTAATCATTTTTCCGGATATATTCCTGTAGGTGAATCAAAACAAATACATTATTGGTTTGTCGAATCTATGAATGATCCATTAAAGGACCCATTAACTTTTTGGACAAATGGAGGTCCTGGATGTTCTGGATTAATTGGATTTTTAACCGAACAAGGTCCATTTAAACCCGATAAAAATATGAATTTAGAGTTCAATCCATATGCTTGGAACACCATTTCTAATATGGTATTTATAGAAATACCCGCTGGAGTAGGCTATTCATATTCTACTGATAAATCCGATTATACCACTGGAGACGCTCAGACTGCGGAAGACAATTATAATATGATTCAAGGTTTTTTAGAAAGATTTCCAGAATATTTAGCCAATGATTTATACATCACATCTGAATCTTATGGTGGTCATTATATGCCTACATTATCTAAATATATTGTTGATGAGAATTCTAAAAAAACAAACAACATAATTAATTTAAAAGGATTTGCTGTGGGTAATCCATATACTAATTTTTATACAGGAGTTCCATCGGGATTAGCGACATATTGGGGACATCAAATAATATCCAAACCTATATGGGATGAATATTCATCATTATGTCTAACTAAGAAAAAAATTGTGAATATGGAAGAATGTGAAACATTAATGTTAAAAATGTATGCCCAGAGAGGTAAAAATATAAATCCATATGCGTTAGATTATCCTGTATGTGTAACAGATAAAAAATTAGCCAATGGTAGAGCTCAAAGAAATTGGTTAATCAACTATATAACAAGTGAATATTCGTCTAAATTTAAAAGTGTTATTCATAATGATATAAATACTTATGAACCATGTGAAGATAATTATGCTGCCAGTTATTTAAATTTACCTGAAGTAAAAGAAGCAATCCATGTGAAGACGGATATTGAATGGGAAGAGTGTTCTCGAACAATTAAATATAATATTAAAGATAAAGAGTCATCAATGGTTGAATATTACAACTATTTGATTGATGGAAATTTTAATTTAAATATATTGGTATATTCAGGTGATGATGATTCTGTTTGTTCTACAGAAGGGACACAAAGTTGGATATGGGATTTAGGTTACGAAACATCAAGACGCAATTGGGAGACCTATACTTATAATGATCAAACAGCTGGATATTTTACTGCGTGGAAAGATACAAAATTAGGATTTTTAACTATTCGAGGAGCAGGTCATGAAGTTCCTACTTATAAACCAGAAATCGCATTAGATATGTTTAAGAAATATTTAAAAGGTTATTGGACTTTTTCTGAACAGTAAACCACAAGACATTAAATTACCGTTTTTTATTTTATTTCATTTTTTCATATTACTATATATATATAATAATATGAAAAGTATAGTTCGTCGTCATAAGAAAACGAGTGTAAAAACAACTCGTAAAAATAAAACTCATAAAAAAAAATCCATAAAGCGATCAAATAAATATAGAAGAAGTAGAAGTAGAAGTAGAAGTAGAAGTAGAAGTAGAAGTAGAAGTAGAAGTAGAAGTAGAAAAAATAGAAGAATTAGCAAAAAAAAAATATATAAAGGAGGAAATAACGATGTGAACTGTTGTATATGTAATAAAAAACAAAATATAGAAAATACACTAGCCCCTAGTAAATGTTTACAACAAAATATGAATAAGGCACATAGAATATGTCGCGATTGTTGGTGGGATAAATTTGCCATTGAAAATATGACTCACGATTGTCCGGGTTGTAAAAAGAATTTACCCCTAACAACTACAGATAATACAGATTCAAATGAAGTAATAGATTTAACTTAGAATTAGTTAAAAAATATATAAATAGTATTTAACTATTATAATAATGGAAAAATATATAGATAATCCAGATACCTATTATGTAAAACATAATGTAAATCATAGTGAATATTTTATGCACAAATATGTACATAAATTAAATATATTAAATGTGCCAGAAATTGTAAAATATGATGATGAGAGTAAAATAATGGTAATGTATAAAATGGGAATTCATAATTTATCAGATTATTATGGAGATACTGCTACCAAAGTTCCGGATAAATTATTTAACCAAGTCATTAAAATAGTGCGTAATTTGGTATTACATGGTATAGAATATCCAGATTTAACGGGTTATAATTTTATAGAAGATCCAACTGGCATAGTGGGGATAATTGATTTTGAACACTCCTCTTTAATGACTTCGTCCCAAGTTAATAATATTCATATACAAAATATTTGTAATGGTTATAAAGTATGGAATCCAGAATTTAGATAGGTGAAATCAATAAAAATATATAATTATTTTTTATAGTTATATATTTTACATCGTGTATCGTATTAAATCTCTTAATTCAAAATTTCTTGGTTACCATTATGCATACTGATACTAACCCAGACGAAGTTAAGCAACCATCTTTATTTTGATAGGTGGATGGTGTTGATAATCATGTATCTTAAAATCTTCTAATACATAGTCATTAATATTATATCTCTTGTTTAAAATTTCCAGTGTAGGAAATGGGTATGGAGTTCTTGAAATTTGCTCTTTCATAGCATCTAAATGTTCCGCATATATATGGCAATTACCACCGTAATGTATAAATTCATGGGGTATTAAATCACAATGTTTTGCTAATAAATGTACTAGAAAGCTGTAGGAACATATATTAAATGGAGCACCTGCTGCTTCATCTTTGCTGCGCTGAAACATACAACAACTTAACTTGTTACCATCAACCACATTAAATTGAAATAAAACATGACAAGGTGGTAAACATCCTCCATCTAATTGTTCTACATTCCATGCACTAATTACCATTCTTCGTGAGCTTCGTTGAGCAGGGTCTTTCAAAGTATCTATTACTTGTTGTAACTGGTCTATACCTTGTCCCGAATAATCAGCATCACAACCCTTATATTGCGCATTCCAAAATCTCCATGAATATCCATAAAGACTGCCCACATCACCTTCTTCGTAATGATGTAACCCTCTTGAATCTAAAAATTCACGGGTAGTATTCGCATCCCAAATATGAACTCCAACATCGTTTAATCGTTTATTTGAAGTATCTCCTCTAATAAACCATAATAGCTCTTTAAGGCAAGTTTTCCAAGCAGTTTTTTTAGTAGTAAGAATAGGAATCTTGCCATTCTCAAGAGAGAAATGCATTGCTGAACCAACAGCAGTCTGAACGGCACCGTTTCTACCCTCTTCCAAAGTGCCGTGTTCCATTAAATCTTTTAGCAAATTTAAGTATTGATATTCTTCGTGATAATTATCTTTTCCTGGACGAGGATCTCTATCTTTGTATTTATTTAGGTCAATTGCATATCTCAACATTATATTCAAAAATAAAAGTATATATTTAAATATTTTTAAATCTTATTATAAATCATATGGATAGACTTGAAAAAAATACAGGAAATAGTGAAGAAGGATTTATAAAAACAGTATTTCCATTTGATGAAGCTCAAAAAGGAACTTTATTAAATATTCTTCAATATTCAATTTTAGCTATAATTCCTATTATCATTTTACTAAAATTAATAAAAGAATATATCCCTGAAGCCGATGATGATAAAGGAAGTTTAGTATTATCTGTGGAAGTTGTTGGACAATTATTTGTAATGTTTATTGCTCTATATTTTATTCACCAAATCATAGCATATTTACCTACATATAGTGGTAAGGGATATGGTGATGTTAATCTTATTAATGTAATAGCACCTATTTTATTTATCGCCATAACAATGCAAACTAAATTTGGAGAAAAGATTCATATTTTGATGGACAGAGTATGGGAATTATATGATGGTCAAGTATCTTCTAAAACAAGCAATAACAAACAACAAGGACAACAAGGACAAGGACAAGGACAAGTTCGTGTAACTCAGCCAATCACCCAACAATTTAATTCTGCCCCAGCAAATATTGCCAGTCCTCCTCCAGCCCAAATGACTAATAATAAGAGTCAATCCAATGAATATTCAATTCCTCAAGCCCCTAACTTTAATAATATGTATGCCGGTCCTGAAACACCTATGGTTGGAGCAGCAAATCCTACTATGGAAGCTATGGAGCCAATGGCTGCGAATGATTTCTTAGGAAGTTCATTTGGAACATCATTTAATTAAACCAAAAACAAATAATTAAATTACATAATATTTAAATTTAATTATTTTTTACTTTATTAAGAAGGCGTAGTAGGTAAACTTGTAGCGATTGATGGACCATATTGCGGATTGGATTGAGCAACCCCACTTTGACTTAATTCAGAAGCTCTTATTAAAGCCTCATTTGTCGCTTTTACAGTAGCATCTTTTAATTGTTTTGCTTTTAGTTCACCGAGATTACCTAATGCATAAGTAACATTATTTGTTCTTTTCATTTTAGTATATTTTTTTGAAGCAGAATCTGCAGCAGCCTTAGTGGCAGAAGCAGCAGAATCAGAAGCAGCCTTACTAGCATCAGCAGCAGTAGTAGAAAGGGCATCAAAATAAGGTTTACTATCAGTATGAGTTTCTTTTAATTTTTGGTGGGCGTGATTTTTAAAGTTATCCATATGAGGTTGAGTTTTTTTTATTTGTTCTTCTGTTTTTTTTTTCGCTAATTCATACTGTTTATTTGCTTCAGCTTTACCCTTTGCCATTGATTGTTGTAACGATTCTTTAGTAGGCATTGTAAAAAAACCTCCTTTTCTAGATTTTCTAGATTTTCTAGATTTTCTAGATTTTCTAGGTTTTCTAGATTGATGTTTACCTCTATTTTTTCTTCTATATGTGTTGGCCATTATATAAAATATATAGAAGATAAATTAAACGAATTCCTAAATATTACCAATTTTATTTATATACATTTTTAATTTCATTTGTCAAATAAGTATTTTTACTAATAGCACTAATTATTTTTCTTGTTTCCTTTTCATCATTTTCTATATCCGTCATTGTATGAAATACCAACATTGTTATTTTTGTTTGTAAATCATCCTTTACATCCCATCCATCATTTGCATCTTGCCATTTATGTATATTCACTCTTTGTTTCACGGATAAATCTTGTATTCCCTTCAATAGATGTAGTAGTTCATTATCCTTTTCCCATGTATCATCGTCCTTTACATACAATGTCTTTCTCGAGGCATCCGTACAATGAATAGGACGCTGTAAAATATCCAATTGATTTAAACCATTAACCATCATTTTGGTGATTGATTTTGTTAATCCATCTTCTATCGTATGATCATATGTTTCCGCTGTTATAGGTAATGATTGTATAAAATCAGTTAAATTCATCGCATCTTTACAGTGTTCATTTAAAAACATTTGAATATTGAATTGATTGTTAGTAGTATTGTGACTATTATTATTGACATTCCCTTTGACATGAGGGATAATATCTAAAAATGATTTTTGAAATTCTTTATTTTCTTTCATCATCATTACAATGATTTCTTTAAAGTCATGTTGATTATTTTTATCATCCATATTTTTTTGAATATCTTTTATTACTGAATGTAATTCCTTATTTTCATCCTTAACCGTTTTCAATTCATGTAATATAGTTGTATCTTTTGGTGGTTGTGTAGTAACTAAATTACTATCAATTACAATATTATTTGCTTGACTTATGTAGCATTTTTTTTGATGTCTATAATACCCACTATCCCATTTATATGTTTTGCCACATTCACAAATATATTGTTTCGACGGTTGTTGTTTCGGCGGATATTTGTGAGAGGGGATTTTTTGGGACAAAGTACTATCATTTACTACCATTTTACTACCATTTTGGTGTTTTCTAGTCAATAAATGTTTATTAAAGTCTTTTTTACTACTACAACCATAGTCGCAAGATTTACAAAAAAGGATTTTTGGGATTTTTTGGGACAAATTACTATCATTTACTACCATTTATATGATAGTAGAAAAAATCCCCTAAATCCTTTCCGCAAATACTTAAAAATTTATCAATCACAAATTAAAATAAATTAAAAATGAAAACAGAGCATAATGCTCTAAAACGCTTTTTCACCACTTTTCTCAATCCTTTTTCCCAAAATAAAAAAAACACAACAAATATATGTGTGTAATTTTAAAAAGTCAGATTAGGTCTGTGAAAAAAGTAAAAAAGTAAAATACCTACAACCATCATTGACAGTGCCTTTTTTTCAGTCCATCTTTTTTACCTACATATGTAGACGATTGTCTACATCATCTAAATAGTATTGTATATTTTTTGTGTAAAAACAGTCCCTTGAAGTCAAGGTAAATCAGAGAATTTATCCCCCGAAAATGGGAAATCCATATTTGAGAATCCTCGGCACTGGATTTGGGGGATAATTATACCCATTGACTCAGTCCAAGGAAAATATCCTCCGAATCGGTAAAATAAGGAAACTCATTGCGGATTATTGGATTTCTAGCCATTCATTGTATGTTTTATCAAATTGGATGATAAAATCCTCCATTTTCGGAAAATAGATATTTTCATTATAGATTGTCGGATTTCGGGACATATCAATGTTGATGGAGTATATGACGATAATAATTATATTTAGTTATTTAAAAATAAATCACTATTAAAATATATGAATGATAATAGTGATAAAGATTATTTATTAAAATCACTAGATAATGAAAATAATTCAAGTATAGGTAACCTAAATTCAAAACTAATTAAATCAATGAAAAATGATTATTTACAACAGTTACAATTATCTAGAGACAAGTTAAAAGAATACCATAAAAAATTAAAAGACTACAGATATGTAGACGATTTATCAAATATTCAATATGGTAGATATATTAGATGGATTAATTTAACAGATCCTAACAACTTAAAATTAACAACCGGTGGAATAATAATAGATATTAAAATTTGCGAAACTGGTATTCATCTTATATGTAAAAATTTTAAGAATCATAAATTTCAAATAAGAATAAATGAGTGTTTTATTTTTCAAAAAATAACAGAACAAGAAAAAATTATTTTATTCGCACTAGATTATCTAGACAAATAATAAATTGGTTAAAATGAATTGGTTAAAATGAAAAATCATCATTTCTGTTTACTATTATTATATATTATATTTCGTTCTAACGCTGCTTTATTAATATTATCTAAATATAGATTTTGTTTTATTCGGGTAAATTCAAGTTGTTTATTTATACGTAGTATTGTATTTTCATATCTATGCTCTGGTTTTAATTTAGATTGTTCTGCTGCGTATATTTTTATATCATTATAATGTTGATTAATCGCCTGTTTTATATGTATTGGTTCCATATTTGTTACATCTAAATCCATAATACCCTGATAACCTGGTATAATATTATCTGTATTCATCTATTATAATAAATAATATATTTAATTTATTATTATATTTTTTGTCATTATTTGACATCAATTTTTATATGGTATCAATCGGGGATATATTTAATATTTGTTTCCAAACATTTATTCTTTTTATCGCTTGTAAATGTAGTTCTAAATAACACATTTTAGCATATTCAGTAGTAAATAAATTATCTTCGGCATGTCGAAGAACCCGTTCTCGGAACAAATTTTCGGCATGTTGAAAAGTATTTTTAAACTCTTCATCTCTACTATTAAGTCCATAAATTAAACATCTGTCAAAATCATAAGCACTTAATAAGTCAGCTTCTCTTACTATATGATAAGCTGATTGATATATTCCTAAATCAGGAAATCCGTTTTCTTTAACCTTAGAATAAGACATGGTATTGATAATATCTGTAATAGCTTTTCTTTCAGAATCGTTCATTTTTATTTTATCTTTTAAAAATGCTTCTAGATTTACAATACCTTCCATTTCATTCATATATTTACTATCACACATATCATGTAAAGTGGCTGCCAAATAAATAATAATAATATGGTCTTTTATACTTGGATTTAATTCAACTTCTTTTTCGTAAATAGTATGAGCATAATGTAATACATTCATACTATGTGTAATATCATGGGAACTATCAATATTATATTGTTTTGATGTAAGTAATATAAATTTACACAAGTCATTTATAATTTCATAATTCATAATTATTAATAATAAAGTATTATTGGATTATAATTAATTTCAATTTTTTATTAAAAAAAACTTCAAATATGTTCTAGTCTATGTAGACACAGAATTGGATTTCATAAATTGTTTGATATATCCCGATAATATACTTTTGTATATAATTTTTAATGGTGGAAATTGATTACATATATAAAGTCCGGCGCGAATTTGTATATTATTTTGTAGCGCAATATGAATCGACTTGTGAAGTAATTCTATAGAGGTCCATTCATCAATATTAGTACTTGTAGGTTCGATATATGAAATATTTTGAGCTATAATAATCATTTCTTCCAGTTTGGTCATTTATTAGTCTTATTTATTTTTTTTGATTTTTTTGTCTTATTAAAACCAATTTTTTTTCTAAACTTCTTTAATTTTTTAGTAGTTCCTTTTTTGGAAATGAATCGTTGTTTATTTTTACATTTGAAATTATAAAAATCGATACCTCTATTTTTAAAAATTCTCTCTCTACACGTTGATATGGATACAGATTCATTATTGTCATATAACCCTATTTTTTTTATACATTTACATAATTTAGTAGCTAATATGTTTTCAGCCGTATCTTTATAGGTTTGATTTTTTTGTTTAGGAATTTGATAATAGTTAATTATTTTTCTATAATCAGATTGTGTTAAATTCATCACTGTATAATATCAGTCAATATTTAATAAATATTTTATAATTTTTTTTGTTAATATTTTTATAAACAACTATTATATATATATATATATGATGAATAAGCCTTATAAAATAGTAGTTTTTGATTTAGATGAAACATTAGGATATTTTACAGAATTTGGAATATTTTGCGATTGTTTAAATTATTATTTTAAAAATGACAAATACTCTGATATTCATTTTAACGAACTATTAGATTTATTTCCTGAATTTATAAGACCTAAAATATTTTCTATATTAAAGTATTTAAAATTAAAGAAAGAAGAAAATAAATGCTATAAGGTAATGATTTATACTAATAATCAAGGACATAAAAACTGGGCTTTAAATATCAAAAAATATTTTGATACAAAAATTGATTATAAATTATTTGATCAAATTATAGCAGCTTTTAAAGTTAGAGGTAAACCAGTCGAATTAGGTAGAACATCCCATGATAAAACAATTGATGATTTTATAAATTGTACTAAATTACCCACAGATATAGAAATATGTTTTATAGACGATGTATATCATGATGGGATGAATAACGATAGAGTGTATTATATTAATATTAAACCCTATTATAATAAATTATCAATAACAAATATGATATCACAATTTTTAGATTCTACCTTGGTAAAAGATGTTCATAATACATCAGATTTTATAGAATCCATAGAAAAAGAATTTAACAGATATAATTATAGAATAACTGAAAAAACGAAAGAAGAACAAGAGATTGATGAAATAATTAGCAAAAGAATGTTACAACATTTAAAACAATTTTTTTATGAAAATAATAACAAAACATTAAACCGAAACAAGAGAGAAAAGAAAAATAAAACTGTAAAAAATAAAAAATAAAAAATAAAACTGTAAAACTGTAAAAAGAAAGATAATTAACTAATGTCTTTCATAAATTTCAACGAATGTTCTATAATGTCTATTTTTTTAGCACTTTGACCTAATGCAGTTGTAGTTATTAAAAATATAGCGGAAGAAAATACTACTTTTCGATCAAAATTCGTAAATTGAGTTTTCGTAAAAGGGTTAAATCTTATGAGTAAAAAGGCTGATATATAATATTTCATATATGTGTCTAATATTTTCAGTAATTCCGCCTGTCCATTATAAGAGTATAATATTCAAAAATATGCTGTAAGATATAAAATCCATGATAAATATAATATCCAGTCAAATACCATTTCTTGATATTTTAAATTCATTTATATAAATTACATTGATAAAAAAAACAAAATAAAATGAAAAATCCACAATAAAAACTGAAAGCAGATTTTTACAAAGAGTTTTCTATTGACTCGACATCAATTGATAAATTTATTTTGGATTCTGTTGTATTGTATACATTTAATGTTCGAGCACTAGCATCGTTTGTATCTGAATATTTGGGCATCCAAAAATTAGGTATGATATTCTCTCTATTTTTATAATGTGATTCAAAAATTTCTCGATAATATAATTGCTCTTTAGTAGTAGGTTTATTAATTGAATATATATTACTTTGTGTTTGAAATTCTTCATCTGTATATTTATGCTCTAACATTTGTTGAATAATCTTAAACCATGAATTCTCTTGAGAACTAACCCCATCACTAAACGCTTCTTTAGGTCGCCATAAAATTTGAGGTGATAATAAATTAGGATCCATACGTTCTATAGATTTTCTTAACAAATATTTTTCGATTCGTTTTCCATTATTATGATTTCTGTATTCCATCGGAATAGATAAATAATGATGAACAAATGACCTGTCTAAAAAAGGAGTTCGACATTCTAACCCATGACATGATACACTTCTATCACTTCTTAAAACATCATAATATTGAATATTGGATAACAATCTTTTACATTCATAGTCAAATTCAATATCATTAGGACAATTATGAAAATACATATATCCACCAGTCACTTCATCTGAACCATCTCCATTAAATATAACTTTAGCATCACTGTGTTTAGATATATATTGAGCAATTAAGTAATTACCTACACTAGCTCTTACAGTTGTTGTATCATAACTTTCAATATTGTAAATAACTTCTGGAATAGCATCAAAAAATTCATTTTCTGTTAAAATAATTTCTGTATGTTTGCTGTTAATATGATCAGATACTATTTTGGCATATTTTAAATCAGAACCACCTATCATACCAATACTATATGTTTGTAATTGACCAGAAGGAATCCATTTAGATACTATAGCCGAAATTAAACTACTGTCTAATCCTCCCGATAATAAACAAGCAAAATTTCTTTCTGAATTAATCACTCTCTTTTTAACAGATTCTATTAATAAATTGTAAATATCACTATAAATATAAGAATGGTCAGTCAAACTAGTATTAATTGTATGGCGATAATTAAAGGATGTATATGAAATATAACCAGATAATATTAACTCATTATCATTATAACGAGAAATTTTCGTGTAAGACCCCGATGGAAAATCTTCAACATTATTTGTTAAATTAGTAATCTGTTTTAAAAGAGAGGAAAATATAAGAGTGTTTTCATCCGTTCCTATGTACATTGGTCGCACTCCAAATGGATCTTTAGCAGCATATATTTGATTCGTATTGGTGTCATATAATATAAATGAAAACACCCCATCTAAATTTTGTAATGTATATTCTATACCATATTTTTTATACAAATGAATAATACATTCGCAATCAGAATTGGTTTTTGGTTGAACATTTAGATTCTTTAAAATAGATTTATAATTATAAATTTCACCATTACAAATTAAATAAATTCCACTATTGTAAATAGGCTGATTCGATATATCATCTAAGCCATTTATAGCTAATCTATGAAATCCTAATATAGTATTATTATCAATTTTTGTAATAATAGAATGTTCTGGTCCTCGAGATTGTGCTTTATTAAACTGATATTCTATATTTTTAAAATCTATGCTATTCATAGAATCTGTTAAACTATAGAACATAGCAAATATACCACACATTTATTATACTATATTATATTAAAAAATCTTTAGATTAAAAAATCTTTAGATTAAAATATTGTTACACAGAATATATTGTTAAAAATAATATATTCTGGATATATATTAATAGAATGTTTGGAGTAATACAAGGAATGTATACATGTAATCATGGAAGAGTGGATGAAATAAATAATAGAATGTCTGAACGTAATTTGCCATCCGCGAGTCTTCAACCTCAATATAGTATACGACCTGTAGCTACAAAATATGGGTATATGCAGGTATTGGATCAATATAAAAAAACAACTGTCCCATTAAATCAGTATAAATCATATAACACAAAAACAGTATTTAATCCAGGAAACGCAACGGCTCCGTGGAATGGATTTTCTAATAATATTAACACAGAATCTAGTTTAAGGAATCAATTTTTCGCATTACAAAAATGTGAACAATCGGAATTTGTTCCCAAATCAACAAGTGACTTATTTCAAACTAAAGTTGATTACAAACCACAAAAACAAACTCATCCATTATTATTTGATAAACCTGATTTAGCACCTTTTAATCCAAATGTTCAAAATTTAGGTTATAATTTGTTTAATAATCATACAAGAGTTCAATTAAAAGATAGTTCTAATACTGATTCCTGTATGTAAAAAATCAAATATTAAATTCATTGAAAATATTAAATGGATAAATTAATGAATCAATCAATGAATGAATCAATGAATGAATCAATAGATATTTCAATGAATCCAATAGATAATATAACACTAACTTTTTTCGCAAATAAATTACAATATGAACATGTTGTTAAAAAAAAAGAGTTATTTAACAATAATGAATTTACTTCGGATAAAAAATTTTATAAAAAAAGAATAATAGATTTAACGAAAAAATTATTTAGGAATGGAATAGATGATTTACAATTATATGATAGTTTTAATTGTTACATCAAATCGTGTATAAATCATTTGAAATTTATAGATAAGAAAGATATTATTCAAGATAAATATAATACTATGATAGTTCCGAGTGGTAATATGGTCGATGATGATGTTGATGATGATGATGATGATGATATAAATAATTATGATATAAATAATTATGATATAAATAATTGTGATATATTATTAACTAAAAATGAAGTAAAACAAATTAATTTAGACACATTTGTAATAAAGAAAAAACAAAAGGAAAAAATTAAAATATTACCAAAAAAAGAAATTATTAATATACACACAAAAGAGTATAAAACAAAAGGAATAAAAGCAAAAGGATTAAAAGCAAAAGGATTACCAAAAAAGAAAAATATTAATAATATTTATGAAGAGTCTGACAAAAAAGAAAAATGATTCCAATCATAAAAAAAATAAGAGTAAAAAAAATTATAAAAAGGTGAATTGTAGTCCTAATCCAGATAAACAAAATTTTACATGTTATAGTGATAAATCATTGTTTAAGATGAAAAAATATTGGAACGCTCGACATAATCGAGATAAAATAACTACTAATGATCCAAAAGCAATATGGATTGAATTAAAGGAGAAAATGTCCAATAGTTGTGATAGAGAATCATGTTGGTTAAGAAGTAAATTTATGGAGGGAAATGTTGATAGTGAATTATTAAATTATACATTTGCTCCGAAATCCAATAATATTTGGAAATCAAATGAGTGGTTAAGTAGTTTAGATATAGAATCTGTAATGAAACAATATGAAAAATATTATAAATGTTTTGAGTTTTTAGGTCCATCACCCATTGATTTTGATCATCATAAATTATATGGAGAATGTGTTTGGGAAGAATTATGTAAATTAAATTTAAGTGATATGATAAAAAGACATAAAAATAAAATTGGAATAGTTTTAAATACAGACCCACATTATAAAGAAGGAGAACATTGGATTGCTATGTTTATAAATATTAAACAAAAATATATAATATATTTTGATAGTAATGGAAATACCCCACCGCCACAAGTAACAAAATTAATAGATAATATTACCAAACAAGGGAAACAAATTGGGATCGAATTCGATGTATTAATTAATGAGTTAGAGCATCAACAAACAGATTCAGAGTGTGGAATGTATTGTCTATATTTTATAATTCAAATGATTAAGGATAAAAATAAAGAACATTTTATTAAAAATAAAATAACTGATGAAGAAGTATTTAAATTAAGAAAACAATACTTTAATGGAAATTAAAAGGAAACGATATAAAAAAAAGATAATATATTATTATTAATATGGAATTTACTAGTAATAATAATAAAGGGATGATTTGGGGTTTACTTGAAGAAAGCAAAATTTTTAATGGAATTGAAAATAATAAATTTACCAAAATACAATCTATTATGGAAGGTGTTATAAATAAAATTAATTCTAATAATTCAGACTTATCTCTGATGGAAAAAAATAAAATGGCAATGGAAGAAATAATTTTTAATATAAATAAAGAAAAGGAGCATAATAGTAAATCAAAAAAAATACAAATGATATACACTGCGGATGATTTACAAAAACAGAGAAAAGATAACTTTAGTATAAAATTAAAAGAACAAGAAGAAAATTTAAATACATATATTAATCCTAAAAAACCGGAAGAACCTGATTTTAGTGATAAAAATAATAATAATGATAAACCAATCGGAGGAGAAATGGATAGACTTATTGCTGAAAGAATGGCTAGTAGAGAAAGAGAATTAGAAGTTCCGATGGCGTCAAAAGAAGCTGAGGAATGGATTAATAATTCACGAGACGTTCAATCTAAAACTATCGTCGAAACTCCAGTAACATTAGTTTCTGATAAAAAAGTATCCTTTGAGATGTTAGATGAACCATCAAATCAGTCTATGGATTATCAGGAAGATACAATAGTTTCTAATAATAATAGTAATAATATTAAATTAGAAGTGAATAATCTGTTTAATAAATTAAAGAGAAAAACAGAAGCAGTTACCGTCAAACCAGAAATAAATATGAGTTCAGAAAATAAAATACTAGGTTCAGAAAGAAATATGGGTTCAGATATAAAAATACTAAGAGAAAATCAAGATAAAATATTTCTTTTATGTCAACAAATTCTAGAAAAATTGAATTAGAAATATAATATTATATTATATATTATTAATTACAATGAGTAGAAAAAATAGTAAAGAATTAATAATAAAAAGACGGACATATAGTTCAGATATTATTACAAATAAAGATTCTAGAAGTTTAAGTATTGGTAGTATTGGTAGTATTGGTAGTATTGGTAGTATTGGTAGTATTGGTAGTATAGAATCTATCGTTATGGATAATGAAATCATAACAAATGTTAAAACAATACCAATACCTACGCCAATTATTGATAAAGATAACAAAAAAAGAATAAGAGATGTATATATTGATTTAGAATATACATCACATTCTCCAAATCCAAATAATCCATCCTATTTAAAAAAAATATTAAAAATAGGCTTATCTAATAAACAAAAATAATAAACAAAAATAATAAACAAAAATAATAAATAAAATTATTTATTATTCTTGAGTCAGTATATTTAATTTTTAACAAATCGAAATTTACCATCAGGTTTTTTAATTAGTTTACCTATTTGTATAGGTTCACCACCAAATTCAGCTGCTTCATTATAACTTTGTAAATCATAAATTTCATTTGTTTGAATATTTCGAGCAAACTTCGTTTTAATACCATTTACTGGTAGAGTAATTTCGTCCGCTTTCCAAGTAATTTTTTCTTTATTTAACTGTGTAACTGTGTCTTTTTCTTCATTCGATATAGAAGGTCTATATGAAAAACTAGATGAGTTCGCTTTACCAAATGAAAAGCATTTAACCGCATCTTTTGTGCCAGGTTTATTATAAATAGCACAATCCATAGAAGATTCTTTGACCGCATTTAATAATTGAGTGCTGATTCTTTCTTTAATAACAGAAATTTCATATAGGGCTTCATCACTGGTTACAGGAATATCTTTGTCAAATTTACTACCATCATTTAATTTTAATTCAATCGCTCCATCACCTGATAATTGTTCGGTTGTAAAGGTCATTAAATATAAAAATACATTTACCGTTCTTAATTCTGGAGGCAAATCTTGATGACTACATATTCTTCGTGCTCTACCAATAACTTGTTCTGTTCGAACAGGATGCCAATAAGGTTCTATTAAATGTACATATCGTGTATTTTTTAAATCAATACCTTCAGCTCCAGACGCCGTAATCATTAATACCTTGATTATCTCTCCATAAAAATTATTAGTAGATATTCTGGATAAATCACTAATAATAGATGAATCGACATTTTCCCATTTACTGTTGTAAATGTTTCTAATTACTTCTTTTTCCTCGGCACTTTCAGTTCCTGTATATAAGGCATAAGTGGGAAGACCTATTTTATCTTCAGGTATATCAAGTTTCCATTGATTCGCCTCATTTTTTTTAATTTTAAATTGTGTAAAGCCATTGGCATCTAATATTAGTTTTAATACTCCAATTCCTTCTATCGTTCTGAACTGGGTATAAATTAAATGTAAACCACGAAATTCGGGATCTTGTAAATTTTCTAATACATTTAAAAATTTAGGACTGTATATTTCTAATCCTTTAGGAGTTAAATATTTAGAGGCATTATCTTTTAAATAATTCATTTCTCTATTAATTCTCTCTTTATAATCATCACTTCTTTCATTATCAGTTTCTTTTTCTAGGACATCCAAATCTTCTACTTCATATAATCCATCAGGATTATCGATTTTCTCTCTCACAGAAATAGCATCTAATATATCTTCGTCGGCGGTTTTTTTTAATACTTCTTCCATATCTTGTCCTTCTTTAGGCATAGGGCGTCTATTTTCTGGAAAAACAAAATTACAAAAAGCTCTAGAAAAAATTCGATAAGTTGAAGAAGTGTCTTTGTATATATCATCACCAGCAGGATTATTTTTCTTCTTCTTTTTAGCAGCCGATTTAGCCACTTTTCTCTCTTGAATACGAGCTTGTTCATATACACCAAATTGAAAATTACTCATTGGAATCTTTATAACCTTGAAATCAGCGTCTTTATCATATTTAGGCATTAGTTGTTCTTGAGCACTTCGAAAATAGGAAGAGAGACCAAGTATTCTTTTCTTAAGAAGATTCGCATTTTTAATATTTCCGGTAGAAGGATCTAAAAATCTAGTTTGAAAAGAGTCTAAACTATCTTCCAGTGCTTTATAATTTTCCACTTGAATACTAGATGAAACTACTTCAATTTCATTTCTATTTAAAATAGAAGTTAGGATTTTAATAAAATCGGCGTCATTAATATCTCCGCGATTATTAACTTTAAAATTCGAGACTCCTTTATAAGCAGTGTCTTTGTTAATATTTATAAATCCAAATGGATTTCGAGTAACCGTAAGTAATCCCGAACGAGGTTTATAATCCAAATAATCTAGAATATCGAATTTATCAAATATTTTGAGTAATTCTTCTTTATTCAGTTTGCGACCAGCGGCTTTCATTTTAATTGGAATAGTCCATGTTTTAATATATCCTCTTAAAATATTGAACATAATAGCCATTTCATTCGGATAATTAATCATCGGTGTTCCAGTTAATAGCACAATTTTACAATTTTCAGCTGAAAGTAAATATTCATATAATCTCATAGAGATTGATTCTGAACGATTCATTTTATTTACGATTCTACTAATTAAATTATGTGCTTCATCAATAATAACCACTTTATTATCAAATGGATTAATAGTATAATCACTGGTTAGATCTCTTAAATGGTTATTGCGTAGACCATTATAATTTATAAATTTATATTTATGAACTATCATTTCATTAATTTGTAGGTCTAGCATTTTTTTTTGTTCTGGAGATAACTCTTCATAATTGGATTTAGGTTTAGAAACATTTACTAACCAAGCACCACCATTTTTTTTAATAAAATCGGGTTTAATACTCAGAATAGAGGACAATGTATTAATTAAGTTATTATCTTCTTTTCCTTTGGCGCCGATAGGGACGAAATCCCAGAATTGATTTTTTTTGTAAATAGTATCTCCACAATTTTTCAACTCTTGTAAATAATTCATTCTTAATGAAGCCGGAGTCATTACAATAATTTGTTTATCGGATTTCATACCTTCTGCTATAGCAATAGAACTACATGTTTTACCACTACCTAAACCATGATACAATAACAATCCTCTATAGGGTGTGTATAAATTAAGGTAATCACGAACAATTTTTTGATGAGTAAGTAATCTAAATTGAGCATTGACAGGACGGTCACATGTAAGAGTTGATTCTGCTTGTTGAAATTCTTCTTTATAGGGTCTAAATAAAGCATTTATAAAATTTATAAAGACTTCGCGATTATTCATATAATAAGCATTGGCTCGCAATACTATTTTTTTTTCTGGAACCGGAAGACGAGAACTAATTTTTGTATCACCAATGATTTGATTTAAATCAATATCATCAACGATTACATCCATTTTTGGTCGTGCTGTTCGTCTGGTGGCTGTGCTAGCATCTTTACTAGCAATATCATCTTTACTAGTAGAAGCATCTTTAGTGGTGGAAAATTCTGATACTAACTTTAATTTTTTTGGTAATTTTTTCACTTTTTTAGGAGGTGGTATAGATATAGGTTCCTTAACAATTATTGTAGGAACTTTTGATATTACTGTTAAATTAAGTTTTTTAAGAAAATCCTCTCTATTAATTAGATTTTCTTTCGTTCTGTCATTGACAATTGTTTTTATTTCTATTTTTTCTTCATCAGATGGTTGAGCATTTTTTATTTTTATTTTAAATTGGTCTATATTTTTTGCGACAGGTTTTATCTTTAATTTTTCTAAAACATTTGTAGACATCTATAATAAATAAAGACATAAAAAAAGAATTATTTACTTATTATTCTAATAATTTAAGTGTTTCTTCACAAGCCATTTGTTCAGCCTTTCGTTTAATTTTATGAATACCATTACTAAAAAATACAAATATTTTACCTTCACCTTCAAATTCCTCTTGAATTTTATCAAAAGAACCAAAGAAATTAAAATCAATCGCATCTTCCTTTTTAACTTCATGAATTTTTTGCCCTAAACAGAGATATACTCCCATATTATATCCAGTCTCATCATTATGACTTATTTCAATATAATGTGGAGTATCCTGAAATTTCTTTTGAATTTTCACTTGAAGAATATTTTTGTAGTTATCATCATCTGTTATTAATTTAATCCAATCGACATGTTTTTCAAATATACTTTCAATGAATTTCTGTGCTATTTGAAATCCGGGTCCAGTAACAAAAACACTTTCGAACCACGAATCTTCATCTTTTATTTGAATTTTATTAAAATCTAAAAATAAAGCACCTAAAAACGATTCAAACAAACATCCTAATTTTTTTAGATTCGTTCTAGTTTTCTTTTCTTCTGCGTGTTTCGATATAATATAATATTTATGAAGACCCATCTCCAATGCTAATTTTCCAATAGATTCGTTTTTTACCAAAGCGATTTTTTTTTCTGTCATGAATCCTTCATTTTCTTTTGGAAAACGACGATATAAATAATATTTCGTAATACATTCCAATACTCCATCTCCAAGGAACTCCAATCGTTCGTTGGATTTTGTATGTAATGGTAAACAATTTACTGGTTGTTCTGTGATGGTAATATTTTCCTGAAGATTATATAATTGAGGTCTTTTAGTATAAGATTTATGAACAAATGCTCGTTTATAAAGAGCTAAATTATTAACCTTTCCAGGAACTCCATATCTTGTTAGAATAGATTGAACTTGATTCAATGTAATCTCAACATTATTAGAATTATAAGGGTTGAACACCAACCCTTCGTCAGATTTAATAATATCATCATCGTGTGAAATCTTAAATTCAGTCATTATAATTATAATATTGAATTTAGTATTTATGTTGATTTGTTAGATGTTATAAAAGTTTTTCAAATAAAAAGCAATCAATACCAACAATTTATTTTTAATAATGAGTTAGTGTATAAATAATGGTCGGATATATGCAAGGTAGTAAAAGAGCAAGGAACACTCCTTCTATTGCGAATAAAACTTCTGTTTTTGGAATTATGGGTGGTTTAGCCCCTCGTACTGGAACAAGTAATGTATCTGTATACAGACATCAACAAATTAAAGGTAGTCGTGGTTTACCTCAATTATACGGTAAATCAGTTGATTACCAAAAAAATTATTTAAAAACCAACAAATTACTTTCTGTCAATCCTTTAGGGTCAGGTGGTGTTGGAAAGAAAATGTTAATGTATTCTGGTTCTCGAAGTGGTTATGTAGCTTAAGGAAAATGATAATAAATAAATTAAAAATAATAAAAATTTTATTTAATAAAAATATATTAAATAAAATAATTCAAAAAACTGTCAAAATCTATTAAATTAATTGGAAGAGTTATTTTTTCGTATTTGTTCAATCTTATTTTCACAATGAATAATTAAATTTAAAATATTTAATGCTCGAGGATGATATGAACCACGCATTTGGCATTGAATCTCATAAGCTTCATTATACAACTCAATCGCTTTTAATATATTTTTTTTACTTCCTGTTTTAGAAAAACATGACGCAGCCCGACTCTTTATTTTAATAATAGTATCAGGAGATGAATTGGAATATATTTGACTTAAAAATCCATATACATTTGATACTTTTAACTGTTTACTATGTGCTGGCATTCTATTATACATCATATTAAAAAAATGTTTTTAAATCATTATTAAGATATTAAATATTTATTTATTATTTAGTCGATGTAATCAGCTATCTTTAAACAAAGAATGATGTAATATCTTTCATATTATTTTGCCTATTATTGGTTTCTCTCAAATATTTATCAAATAATAATGTCTTCACTTCTTTATGTTTCAGTGTTGTAATTTTCTCTTCTAATTTTTCTTTATCTTTATCTTCGGTTGTATTACGCAATGATTCTATGTTCATTTGAAACCGTTTCTTTTTTCTTTTAAATGAATCTATTTTTTCTAATACTAACGCAAATACTTGTTGAACAGGTTTCATAATTTGATTGGTAATATAAAACGAATAATTCGGTCTAATATTATTTTTTATAATATAATCAGGATGTTCAATTTTATCTCCTTGTAGTCCATTTTTATTTTTGGTTTCAATATAAACAAATGGTATACGGTCTCCATTACTTGGTTTATTACCAGGATCTCTTCTACCCATTCTATCAGCCAATACTTTATGAGCAATTTGTCGGGGATTTTTATAATTTGACCGTAATGATTTCGTAATAATTAATTTATCCATTGGATATTTTTCTTCAATTATATTCTGTAAACATGATTGTAGAAACTCAATCGCTTTCTCGATATTTTGTTCCTTCATCAATATATCGATAACCCCACCATATACATCTTTTACAATCGGAGCATTATCTCTTCGTTTTAAAACAATACCCATTTCATTTCTTTTACCTTTATTCGGGTCAAATTCATATTTAATTCCAACATATCTTTTTTTCGATAGTAAGGCAAAAGGCATAAAAGTCTTTTCATACTCCAAATCATGTGGTCTTTTTAAAAACTTACTTGCCAATTCACCTGCTTCTTGAGCTAGTTTAATGGTGATATCCAACGCTTTATGTCCTCTAATATCTTCCCCCTCTAATGTTTTTAAATTAAATGTAAAGAATACACTGTCTGTGTTATGAACAATCATATTACCAATACCTGCCGCAAAGTGATGATTTTCGGTAGTTAAATCATATACATAATCATCATAATCTATATCCACTATTTTTTTAATAGCATTTCCTATTTTTCGTTGGGAACCTTTGGTGGCTGTAATTCGATATATATTCATTTTATCGGATCGTGTATTTATAGAAGTTTTGTATCCAATACTATTCGCTAACCAACAAATTTGAGCTGCACTGATTTGATTTTTCTGGTCTATTCTTACAATACCATTTTTGTCTTTATCACCATCAGCATCATATAATCCTTCCCAAAATGCTTCTCTAATTTCAACTGTTCCATTCAATATAAAGTCAGGAATGCCGCAACTCCCATCTCCAAAGAAGAATCCATAATTTTTTGCCATATCAGCACTCAAATATTCATTATTTGATTCATATTCTACTGTTTTATGAAGTAATTTTGTTCCGATTTCCACATTTTTTGGTGAAATTTCATTTCCATTTTCTAATAATAGAGAATGATCATCTGTTACATCTACCATACCTGTATGTGTTAATATACGAACCATCTTCTTATGACTTGCTAATTGATGTCTAATAATACGATGTAATTGAGTCCAGCCTTTATTTGTCCAGGTTTCAACACCATATAATTCACAAAATTCTTTATCTTGTTTACCGTCTTCTGAACATCGGACCCATTGATTATTACCATAGATTTCGGCCAACTTTTCCATTTCTATTATTTGTAATTCTTCAGCCACTTTTACATACACTGGAGTATATTTTGCTACACTATCTCCGTATACATATTCAGCATTTGAATGAACTTTGCCATAGGTAGTATCAACGATTAAATCTCCATAAGTCTCTTCTATAACGCGTTTTCCATAGGTCAATAATTTACGACCGGTTGCTGTACACGATGCCGCAACATCTTTCTCATAAAATGTGCTTGTTTTGGCACCACATTGTCCATATAATGAATTTGCTGTTAACTTATAACTTAATTGTCTTTTATCTAATATATTCTTCATAAATTCATCATTTTCAAGAGGAATTAATTTTCTCGTGGCTTTTCTGGATGCTAATAACTCTTTTAAGATGGATGGCATAATAGCATGTCCTTCAGAAAATTGAGCAAAACGACAAATTTTAGTTCCATTGTGAATTTTTTCTGATTTACCTCGAGTATTTTTTTTCCATTCAAATGTATCAAATGTAATATCAACATATTCATATTCTGGTAAATTATCGTATTTGAAATTACCATATTCATCTTTTTCACCCGTTTCCGAAATTAATTCTCCTTTCAAATTATATTGTTTTGTCCATACCTTACTATCATGTGATAAATTTTCACTAATCATTGATGATGGATATAGGGAACTATAATCTACTACTGCTACTGGATTATCGAGATATAAATCACACTTTGGAGGTAATACGATAGCACCTTCATATCCATCATCGAATAATGGTTTTTCTAATACTGGTAATAGTGTTTTAAATTCACGACATTTTTTGGCAATATAACTAGTTAATTTAATTCCCTGTCCTCTCATAACTAAGAAATTAATCGGAACACTACAAATTTTGGACATTTCGATATAACCAGTGATTACATCAATTTTATTCATCAGATGATGAACCAAGTTACAATCCTGAATACAATATTTCGCAATAATAGCGCGTTCATCAGGACCTTCATTAGTCATACGAAATATATCTTGTGGTGTTACATCATCCTTGGCTAATCCCCATTTTACATTTTTTGTCATATTGGGAGTTTCTATTCCATCTATTTCGAATGTTCCGTCGCTTTTATTTAAATTTATAACCTTGAATTTTTTCCCATCTTTATACACTTCGGTTGAATGACTGGTTTCTTCAAAATTGATAAAACTACCATTTTCTAATCCAGTCATATTTTTACTATATATTTTTGTGTTATTTTCACCATGTTCTATTTTTTTGACACCATCACCAATAAAATATCCAGATACATAATCTAATTTATATGAAGTTAGGTTGAAATCTCTTCGAAAATAATTATATAAATCTACTTGTAATCGTCCAGTCATTTTGATGAATTTTAATTCATGTTCTCCACTAGCAATCACAATTTTACTTTCTTCAATATCTATTTGTCCGAGTTCTGTATTTTTATTTCCACATACTTCATTCAAATTTCTTGATAATTTTAAAAATTCTTCTTCACAATTATTTTCTCGGGCACGAATATGAATAAATTGATAATCAAAACCAAATATATTATAACCAATAATAATATCGGGATCTTCTTTTTGAATCAAATTACGCCAAGCCATTAATAATTGTTTTTCAGTATTATAACATTTAATTTCAGAATTTTGAATTTCAGTTACATCAGAACATGTATTCAATGCCAAACAATTGTTTAAATAAGGTTTTTCATCTCCATATTTTAAAAAGGTTGAGCCTATAAATGTTACCTTGTCTCCTTCTAGATGTGGAAATCTTACTTTTTTAAATATATCGGTTATTTCATCGACCTTGATATCACGCTTTATAGATGTATTATTTATTAAATCTATAATATTCGTTTTGATATTTATCTTTGTTCTTTTATTATCATAATTTTCGTCTTCATCTTCGTCGATATTATATCGTTCAAACATTTTTTCAATGGAATTTTCAGAAGACTCTGTTTTTCCTATATTTTCTATTGTCATCGAAAATAATTGTTCTAATAATATATTTAATTTTTTTATACTAGGTTGTATCTTGGGATACACTTTATCTATATTTATTAAATCATCAAATCCAAATGCTGTTTTTATTATTTTACTGACTTGTGATTTTGTTATTTCATCTTCAGATTCATCATATATTTCCATGATATTTGTAGCTAATTTTTTATACGATTTAATTGGAACTGGAAAATCTCCATGACTACTACTTGCCTCTATATCAAAACTACATATTTTATAGGGAACACGGTCCTCCTTTTTATTCAAAGGAACAATGTCCTGATGATTTATTGAAAATTCATATTTACAAGAGGTTGTTTTTTTAGTTGGACGGATTGCCTTTTTTAAGGGTATACAAATCCATCCCGATGGACTAATTTCTTTAATATGAAAATATCTTAAAAGTGGGGGAATATTTGCTTCATATAAATACAAATTGGTATTATTGAATATATATCCATTCTCTTTTAATCTTCTTCCAGTGTTTTTTCCATAAAAATAAAATAAATTTTTAACTTTATTCATTATAATTGTATTATTAAATTTAATTAATATGAATTTATGGTCTTTCCCTCCATCAAACCCATATAATTTCTTCTTTTTTATTAATTTACATTCTACAATAGAATTTTCATAATATTTTCCTACTTTATTTTTAATATGACCCATGAATTCATCGCGTTGTTCAAAATCCCACTCATCGTCTACTTTAATATAAAAGAATGGTTTATAATCGTTAACAAATAAACAAAAGGTTTCTCCTTTTTCATTAATCCCAAATATTTGAATAATAAATCTTTTATTATCTATTTGAGTTATTATTTGTTCATCACTTTCACTACCACTTGAATTTTCTTTTTCCAATACCTCATCATATATATTAAAGTCAAGTAAACGGCATGATTTTTCCATTACTGGCATAGTTGATATTATATTATAGTATACAATTCTGTTTATTTTCTTTTATCAATTTTTAATTATAAGTTTTAAAATTATAATTAATATAAATATAAATATAAATATAAATATAAATATAAATATAAATATAAATATAAATGTCAACTACACTTGACGAAATAAAGGAAATGTTGATTATACTAAATAAAAATATTGAAAAAAATAATGACAAATTAGATATAATTTGTAAAAAATTAGATGGAGAAATAATGGAAGAATGTAAAAAAATGGGTTCTCATATTGATTTTGTTGAAGGAGTTTACGATAATATTAAAAAACCTCTTAATTATATTTGTGATTCAATAAATGGTATGTCTAATAATGGACAAATATGTAATAATGATTCATAAAAAATAATTTTGCTTATAATTATTTTTTATAATTTATCCATTTTTCCATCTACCCCCACCTTATTATTTTATTCCTTTATTCAGTGAAGAATGAATTTCTATTTTCATTATCTGCTTCTTTCCTCTTTCTCTCTGCTTCCATTCTTTCATCTATAGATTTATGCGTTTCATCAATTTCATCCTTAGTTTCTTTTAAAGAGTTTATAAGCTCTTTAGTTGTTACTTCTTTTTGATAACCATATGCTTCCAGTATTGCTCTATATGAATCCTTTTGTGTTTTTTCAATATTTCTTAAATCTTCTATAAATGTTTTATCTTTTATATCTTTTTTATCAGACTGAAATCTTGTATAATCGCTACTTGGTGTTTGTAATATATCATTTATATTTTCCATATTTTTTAAATATTTATAACTATTCTCAGCTAATTGTTTTTCTTTTTTATTTTGATAAGATGATGGTAAATGATATTTCGGGTCAAATTTTCGCGCACCTGGAACTATATTATCTCCAAATCCTTGACTTATTCTACAATCATCAAACAAATCTAATTGTTGTTTTTCCGGACATTTACTCCAATCATATTTGTATTGATTTTTAGTCTTAGAAGACAACATAGTCGGTCTAAACACACGATCTACATTATCAATGGCAAAGTCTTGGGCTTCTTTTGATGTTATTTGATGAGGTTCATTATCGTTTTTAGAATAAGCATCTATATTTTTTGTTAGTGCTATTAAAAATGGCTTTAACCATTTTTCATTTTGAATAAACCTAAAATCATCAGGTCTAGGTCCGGCACCTCTTTTTCCTCGTCTTAGTCTGCCGACGGCTCTTTTTCCTTTTCTTTGTCCTCGTCTGCTGACGGCTCCTTTTCTTTTTCCTTTTCTTTGTCCTCTGCTGACGGATCCTTTTCTTTTTCCTTTTCTTTGTCCTCTGCTGACGGATCCTTTTCTTTGTCCCCTACTGACTGTTCTTTTTCCTCGTCTGCTGACGGATCCTTTTCTTTGTCCTCGTCTGCTGACGGCTCCTTTTCTTTGTCCGCTACCAACGGTTCTTTTCCCTTTTCTTTGTCCTCGGTAGGA